TAAAGAGCATTCATCTTTAGTTTATGATATATATGATAATAGATGCAAAGTAGTAAACTTTACAGAAGTGTCATCTGAAGTTATTGTATTATTACATAACGAGCCTAATTCTGTCGGCGGAATACTAGCTACATATTTATACAATAATAAAGCTATATCTAATACGCTTTCTGATATAGCTTATATAGATTTGAATAAAGGATTTATAAATTTCAACACTGGTGAAATAGATACAAGTGATAATCATTATGGCCATTCAGAAAAAATAGCAGTTTATCCCGGTACAGGCATTTTAGTAACTTGTGCATGCGGCGATAAGGCTGCTGTGCTTACAATATATGATTCAGGAGGTAATATTTTATGTAAAATGAATGGCAGAGGCGAAAATGCAATACATACATATTTATATTATAATCCACAACGAACTGTATATGTAGTCGTTAGCGCAATTGGTATGTATAACGCATACTATAATGAGCTGTCAACATGTAGTTCTATTGAAAGCATTAGACTATTAAGTTCATATGAAAGCACGATAGATGTTTCATGTATTGCTTGTGAAAATTTATCACTGTTTAGTATTAGATTATCAGATAACGATTATACAAAACTCGTTATAACACTTCCAGATAGCGAAGACGGATACTATATACCATATTATACTTCTCCATATGGTGATATTAACGAAATGTTTTTTACAGGAGGCGAATACATAATTGAAGACGGTGAAGCTTTAGTTTATGATTATTCCAATGATGCTGCAAAAGTAGTAGATTTAGCTGATAGGTACACTACAAAGCTTATTGTTTTAGCGTATAATGAAAATGGCAAAATTTCATTTGGCATATTGGCTAATTATTTAAATGCCATGTTAGAAGAAAAAAGAGCCGGTAAAAAAATGCTCTGTATAGGAGATTCTATTACAGATTACGGTTATTACGCAGACCGGTTAGCAGGCATTTTAAAAGCTACTCTTTATAACAGAGGATTATCTGGGACAACAGTCGCTGATTCTAGCGTTGAAAATAGCTTTTGTGAACGACTTGATAAGCCATCAGATAATACTCCAAACGCAAAATATTCAGGCTTTCCTACTGAAGCAGATTTAGTACTTGTGTTTGGTGGTGTTAATGACTGGGGTAGAATAAGAGACCAAGAACTTGGAACTTTTAACGGTGCTGTAGATAGAACTACTTTTTATGGTGCATGGCATTATTTGCTAAGAGGATTAAAAGTAAAATACCCTAGCGCTACCATCTGTGTACTTAATTTATACCATCTTAACACAAGTGGCGCGTATGTAAATTGGAGAGAAATAGAATACAATAATCCAGATGATGAATCGGAAGGATGGACCGAATGTAGAAATAATAAAGGAAATACATATGAAGATTATAGAACCGCTATAGAAAAAGTAGCTACTTTTTATGGATGCCATATAATAGATTTAGCTAATTGTGGTATGTCATTTTTAAATAGCGTAGATTTCAATAGATACACAAATGATGGTTTACATCCTAATGCAGCTGGAGGGGTGCTTATAGCTGAATATATAGCGGCTCAACTTAAAGCCATAAACTGATGCTTTACGCCTTTTCTAGAGAGGTGTCTGTATAAATTAATCCAATTATTAACTAACAACTTAAAAAACTCTAAAAAGTATGAGTAATTTTGATGTTGAAAAGACCATCGTCGTTCCAGACGGTGGCGGAAGTGGTAATAACAACTTCCTTGCAGGCATGCTCGCATCTGCTTGTCAGGCTAAAGGCCTTGACGCAGGCACTGTTGCGGCTCTATGTAACAATGGCCGTGGTAACGGCTTCGGGAGCTTCGGCCTCGATGGCATTATCGCTCTTATCGTCGTGGCCGCAATCTTCGGCGGCAATGGTAACGGTCTATTCGGTGGAAACAGCAATAGCACCGAAAACCAGATGCTTATGGACGCACTTCAGCGCAACGGTGTAAGCATTAGCCAGCTTGCAAGCACACTGAACTGCTCTATCGGCCAGGTACAGTCCGCAATTCAGCAGGTTTCATCCCAGATTTGCAACGTGGGCAACCAGGTCGGTATGACTGGCCAGCAGATTATCAATTCTATCCAGCAGGGCAACATGACACTCGCTCAGCAGATATGCAATTGCTGCTGTGACATTAAGACCGGCATCAAGGACCAGACTATTGCTCTTCAGGGAGAGCTCAACAGCGTGAACCGTAGTGTAGAGCGTGGCTTTGCTGACCTCGGTTATGCAACACGCGACCAGACTTGTAGCATTGAAAAGTCTATTAATGCATCTACAGAAGCAATCCTCGCCGGCCAGCGCGCTGCTGAAATGCGCGAAATGCAGCGCGAGCTTGCTGAGCGCGACCGCCGCATTGCTGAACAGGCAGTTATCATTAACAATGGCCAGCAGTCTGCTGCTTTTGCTCAGATGATTGGCCAGGCAGTAGCTCCGCTCAATGCAGGTCTCGGTGCTCTCAACAGCAAAATCGCGGGTATCGAATGTCGTCTTCCTGAGACTAAGGTGATTCCTTGCGGTGACAATTACGTAAAGGTCAATACCGGCTTCAATATTCCTCTTCAGGTATCGCCTGCAGCTTTTGGTGCGTGCGGAGCATTCAACGGCTATCCTTACGGTGCCTGTGGCAATAATGGTGGCTGGGGTTAATTAAAGAAAGGAGGCTATTATGTCATTTCCTATTAACCCTTACATACTCGCCAATAGCCAGGGTATTCCTCGCCTTCAAGCCACTTCAGTAACAGTTAATGCGACAGAAGTGCGTTTCAGCTTTCAGAATCATAGATTCCTCAACGCCCCATTTGTTGGGCTGATACTGTTCAAGTTGCCTTCTATTCCTACAGGAACAACGGCGACTTTGCCAGTAACATTTGCAACAAATGGCAATACTCAGAGAGCTATTAACTATGAGACTGGAGCACCTTTGACCGTCGCTGAAGTTACAAGGCCTGGAATATTCCTTGCTATTTATGACTCAGAAGACGGAGTCTTATATGTATTTCCAACAACCGCAGCTCCAGCTGCTTAACTAAAACAAGCTAATAATGACTTTCCAAAATCTAAGAACTGGTAGCACAGTTTATATCTTTCACAAAGACAGTTCTCCTAAGTTGGAGATAGGGCAAGTAACCGCTGAGCCTAAAGTACGCCCTAAGTACCAAATGCCATCTCAGATTCCTGCACAGCAATATGCTAACTATATGCCTCAGCCACAAGAGCAAGTCGTGGATGTGTCAATTCGAATAGGAGATAGAATCCAGCCGATTGAAGGCCTACCTGTTTTAGCCGATACTCAGGATTGTGGCAATGGCCTGTTTATTTCTTGCAACAGAGACGCTATTAATGCAGAAGTGTCTACCTATATGCATATCAGTGAAGCTGCTATTGCAGATGAGGTCATTAATGCTCATAGGCAAATAGTTGAAAGTTGCAGGAGTATACTGGTAACGCTGAATCCTGAAATAGCTGAAAGGCAACGCGCAGAGGCCGAAAATAAAGAGCTTAAGAATGAACTGCGCGAAATGAAAGGTATGATGGCTTCACTATTAGAACAATTGGGAAGTTCTACAAAAAAGTAAAAATATATGGCTACAATAATCAAAATCAAAGAGCGCCAAGCAGATAAGCTCTACGAGTGTGCAGAAAAAGTGCACAAAGGCGCAAAGAAACTTCTGGAGTTCATCGAGGAAGAGATTCTCGACCCTGAAGACTTCGACGAACGCTATGGTGGCGGTGGCAATGGTGGCGGTGGCGGCACCGGAGGCTATCGCGACGAAGACGATGACGATGATGACTACAACGAGCGTCAAGGCGTACCTGGCACAGGCCGATATGGTCGACGCAGATACGGTCGGCGTCGTTATTAATCACTAACTTCAATTGAGGCCGTGCTTTAACAGGTACGGCCTCTTTTACACATAAAAAACCTTATAGTTATGGCAGCAAGAAAAAGATTACCGTTAGATATGTATGACGAGATACCACCTGAAATGAGAAAATACCTCAGATTTCACGGATGGCACTTCAACAAGAAAGCATGCGATTTTGCGATTGGCTTGATGCGCAAAAAGAATGCTTCTACTGGTAAAACAGAAAAAATCGAGCCTCTCACAAAAGACCAAGTTGACTCTATGCTTGCAAAGTACGGAGTTACTCTCGAAAACAACATTGACTACGATTATGTATATGTGGCTAACATGGGTAAATCTGATTTGCTCAAAAGCAGCATTGCAGATGAACAACATTTAGCTTTATACATAAAAGACATAGTCGATGACGTAGACGCTGGAGATGGAGAAATAATGCGTGAATGGGACGCTAAGATGACATCAAGAGGTATCTCAGTAGACTGGGAAGAAATTCTATGATAGCAGGAAAATTCTATCTTGAAAATTATGCTAATTGGCAAATATCATATTTCATAATGACAAATGCCGATGACGCAGAAACAATAGTAGATGAATTGTATAGCTTAAAATGTAGTAAACGCTTTTTGGCCAGAGCTGAAGAAATTTTATACTCAAATAGGCGTGATACTGGAATAGCTTATAGTAATCCTAAGCGCAGGCGTAGCGCCATAGTAGTATCAAAGACTACTAATATATGGGAATTTTTCAATAGCTTTGCTCATGAAGTTGACCACATTGAAAAGCATATTGCTAAGGCATTGAACTTCAGCCCTTATAGCGAGAGTGCCAGTTATCTGGTCGGAGAAATGATAAGAAATATGTTTTATGACATAACACGAAAATGCTATGCTCGAACTTATAGAAAAAAATAATATAGACGCAATCGCGCATCACCTTGCAATCTTCATTATAATTATATTGGTCTGCTGGTTCTTTATGATTATAAGCAGTCTAATTGACTTTTGGAGTGGCATATCTACTGCAAAAGCATTAGGTGAAAAGCTACAGTCCAAAGGGTTTCGCAGAACGATAACAAAGATGTGTGACTACATAAAGGTTATGCTCTTTGCACTTATGTTCGATACCCTTGGGAGTTTACTATCGTTCTATGTAGCGCCATTTGCAACTATGCTTTACACTGTTGCTGTTATGGCTATAGAAGCATCATCTGTTATAGAAAACAGCAGACGCAAAAAAGCCAACGCTGCACATGTACCAGAAATGATAAAAAAGATAGTACAAGCGGCAACTATGCAACAGGCCAATGATATATTGGAGCAAATATCTAAAATCACAGAACATAAAACTATAGAGACATGAAGATATTAATTGACCCAGCTCATGGCAAAGACGTAGCTGGAAAGCGTTCGCCTGATGGCAGACTACGCGAGTATAAATATAGCCGCGAAATATGTAATGAGGTAATAAGCCGCCTCAGAGCAGAAGGCTATGATGCTGAGCTAACCACTACAGGCGAAAATGAAATTGGCCTAACGAGACGTGCTAATATCGTAAACACCGTATGTGGAAAGCTCGGCATAAAGAATGTGTGCATGGTGTCAATTCATGTTAACGCAGCAGGAAATGGCGATTGGCGTAAAGCCTCATATTGGTGTGCCTTTACATCCAAAGGCCAGACGCAAGGAGACAAACTCGCAGATTGCCTCTATGACGCCGCTGAAAACGTACTTCCGCCTTTGTTCCCAGATGTACCTAAAAATAAGCTCATAAGCACTGACTTGTCTGACAAAGACAGAGACCATGAGTCTAATTTCACGGTCATATACAAGACTAAGTGCGCTGCTTGCCTAACAGAGAATTTCTTTATGGATAATAAAGCTGATGTTGATTGGCTATTATCTCCGTGTGGCCGAGATACTATTGTCAGACTACATGTAGAAGGTATAAAGAAATACGTCGAAAAGTATGGCAAATGAGCCATTAGAGTCATTCTCGCATATAAGAAATAATTGCGAGAATGACTCTAATAGTATAAGTGTATAAATTATTAGGAGAGATAAATATAATGCGAGAATGACTCTAAACAATTAAAGCATGAAAAATATAATCACGAAAATAATTATAGCTATTATTGCTATAGGAGCAATATCTTTTGCGCTTAACAGAATCCAAAGCTTAAAGGAAGAGAATGAACGCCTTAGAAGCAATCAAGATATTCTGCTCACTGAAAAAGAGTCTGTAATGGCTCAAAGCCAACTCTATAAAGTATCAGATAGCCTTAATGCTGCTAAGGTAACAGAGCTTCAACTATCACTCTCTGAGTACAAGAAATATAGGAAAGAGGATTTAAGCCTGATTGAGCAGCTTCAAATCAAAAAATCTGATTTGCAAAAGGTCGTGTCTTCTCAGCATGAAACTATATATGCACTAAGAACTCAGCTTAAAGACTCAATAAGAACTGACACAATAGCTGGAGTACTTGATACCCTCAAATGTTTTAACTACAATTCTAAATGGATTGATGTGTCTGGGCGCCTTAGTACTGATACTGTTGAGTTGCAAATAGCAAATAGAGAATCACTTAAGATAGTTGAAACGGTTAAATATAAGCGTTTTTTAGGCTTCTTGTGGAAAACAAATAAGATTAAAAGTAGACATATAGATGTTGTAAGTAAAAACCCTTATACAAAAATAACAAGCGTTGAGGCAATAAGCATTGAGCGGTAAACAATAGAAACAAAATAAACAATCCATTGTTTACGCAAAAAGCCTTGAAAGTCAATAAGTTAGATACTCCGTAAACAAAGAAACAATAAAAACACCAAATCTCTTATATGAGGTGAATAAAGTTAAGAATATGTTAAGAAAAAATTAAGATTTTAATTTAGGACTCTATAGGGAGATTGTTTCTATTGTTTCTTTGTTTACTGCGATTCCGAATTTGAATTGCTGCTATTTGTCGCAAAAAAGTTGATAAAGTTATTGTTTCTTTGTTTACAGCAATGAGAAGCCGCAACGAAATTGCGGTTAATCTTTTTTAACAAAAATATTTCTCAAAAATGATATAAAAATTTTTTTCTTTCGAGAATAATTTGTAATTTTGCATTGAACAAATAACGAATATAAAAAATCATCTATATAAATGAAACAGTTCAACATCGATGAAATTATCAAGCACTATAAGCTTGATGCTGAAGACCTCTCAAGGGTTCTGTTTCCGAGCGTTAAATATCCGAAACAGGCATTCGATAGAGTCCTCAAAGGAGAAACAAATCTAGATATAGGCCAGATAGAAAAATTGGCCTCACACATAGGCGTGCTCGTATCTGATTTGTTTAATGTAAACAAGTGGAAAGGCTCATCAGAAGATGGCTGCATAATAATGCTAAAAGGCGATTATAAAGCCAAGCTCGGTTATAACGGCGTGTTCTTATCTATATATAAGAATAATGAATTGCTCGAGCAGAAAATATCTGATGTGCCCAGCATGACAATGGAAGAGTTCAACTTATTTAGATAACTTCATAAAAGATTATGAAAATGGAAACAATTAAAATCTCAGTTGAGGTTAGCGTAAACTTGTCAGAAAATACGCAGAACTTCATCAAGTCGCTGTTCACTGGCGCTAATCCTGCACACGTTGCAGCAAAACCTGCTCAGGCATCCGCTCCTGCGAAACCTGCTGCTCCGGCTCCTGCAAAGCCTGTTACGCCGACCCCTACAGCGACTGCGGCACCTGCTCCCTCAAAGCCCGCTGCCACTCCTGCACCTGCTGCTCAGGCTGCTTCTTCTGCGAATAAGAGCATCGAGGAAGTTCGCGGAATGCTCGCAAAGAAGGTCAATGACCACCGCGGCGTTATCAAGCAGAAGCTCGAAGAGCTTGGTGCCCCGAGCGTAACAAAGCTTGACCCCACGAAGTACAATGAAATGTACGACTTCTTAGCTGCTCTTTAAGGTATGGCAAGCACAAAAAGACTTCAAAAAGCAGCTGCTAAGTTCCGCAAAAGAGAGCCAGAGCGTCATGCTTTGCTTTCACGGGCTTTGAGTGTGATGGCTTATTTTATTAAGAAGTCTGGAGAACCTGAAATGACTATAAACCTTACAACCTTTGAGTGTAATGCAAACGACAAGTACTAAACCACAAAAACGAAGCTCAGCTCCCAAGCAGCATAGCACAAGAGCTCATGCTTTACTCTCAGCCTCAGGTGCAAGTAGATGGATAAATTGTACTCCATCTGCAAAGCTTGAAGACGAGTATGGCGAAAGAAAATCGTCGACTTACGCTCAAGAGGGCACACTCGCGCATGAGCTGTCAGAGCTTTATCTGCTTAAAGATACTCTGGGCCGTATAAATGAACAGGATTTCAACAATCGCCTTGAAGAGATTATGGCCAATGACCTCTTCAGCGAGGAGATGCTCGGCGTTGTGCCTCTATACACAGATTATTGTGCTGACTCTTTAGCAGAAGCCAAAGCCGTGAATCCGCTTGCTGTTATGGAAATTGAGCAAAAGCTCGACCTAACAGAATATGTTCCTGAGAGCTTTGGAACAGCTGACTGTGTCATCATCAATGATAACCTCATGGAAGTCATTGACTTGAAATACGGAAAAGGTGTTCCAGTATATGCTGAATGGAATAAGCAGCTGATGCTTTATGCCCTTGGCGCTCTTCGCGAATATGACACTATGTATGATATTAGTGAAGTGCGAGTAACAATCGTGCAACCCCGCATCAACAACATATCAAGCTGGCAAATATCTGTAGAAGAGCTCAAAAAATGGGCTGATGAAGAGCTTAAGCCTAAAGCAGACCTTGCATTTGAGGGCAAAGGTGAACTCAATGCTGGTGACTGGTGCAGATTCTGTGCAGTTCGCAATCAGTGCAGAAAGCTATATGAGCAACAGCTCGAGATAGCAAAGCATGAATTTGCAGCACCTGAGCTATTAACCGACGAGGAAATAGCCGATATAGTCAGACGGACTCCAAAACTTATTGAGTGGGCAAATTCTATAGCTGAATATGCTCAGACTAAAACGCTCAACGAAAATAAAGAATGGCCAGGCCTTAAGCTTGTCGAAGGCATAAGCAGACGCAAATGGATTGATGAGGATAAAGCCATGGATGCCATTTTTGCGCGCTGTCCTGAGCTCAGTGAAGATGAGATATTAACTGCTAAGCTTAAGCCGATAACGTCTATTGAAAAAATCATCGGAAAAGCTCGTTTCGCAGAAATTCTCTCAGATGTGGTCATAAAGCCACAAGGCAAACCTACACTTGTGCCACTTGAAGATAAGCGTCCAGCAATGGGCCTTTCACAGGCACAACTCGATTTCAAAGATTAACTAACAACTCAAAAAAAATTACAGCTATGAGCAATCAAGCAAATTCAACCAAGGTAATCACAGGCAAAGTACGCTTCTGCTATGTGAACGTGTTCGAACCCACGGCCATGAATGATGGCGATACCCCTAAGTACAACATCTGCGTTCTTATTCCTAAGAGCGACACAGCTACTGTTGACAAAGTCAACAAGGCAATCGAAGCCGCTATCGAAGCAGGTAAAGCCAAAATCGCAGATAAGAATGGTCGCGTCAACAAAGCCACTCTCAAGCTTCCGCTCCGCGATGGCGATGTAGAGCGCCCCGATGACCCTGCATTCGAAGGCATGTACTTCATCAACGCGAACTCGCTTCGCAAGCCAAGTATCGTGGACCGTGACCTTAACGGCATCATGAGCAAAGAAGAGTTCTACTCTGGTTGCTATGGCCGTGCGTCAATCAACTTCTATGCCTTCAATGTATCATCCAAAGGCATCGCGGCTGGTCTGAATAATCTCCAAAAGCTCGAAGATGGTGAAATGCTCGCCGGTGGCTCAACTGCTGAAGAGGACTTCGGTGGTGACAATACCTTCAACGACGAACTCGCTTAATTAACCTGGAAGGCAAGAGGCTGCGCGTCACTATTGACCGGTCAATCGGCTATTGTGGGTTCGACTCCCACCTTGCCTACTAATATAACAACCAGAATATGCAATGGCAAATATACTTTTTATAGATGTTGAAACATATTCGTCAGTAGATATTAAAGAATCTGGCGCTTATAAATACATAGAATCGCCAGACTTTGAGATTCTGATAGTCGGATATGCTATAAACGACGGGCCAGTTAAGATTATTGATTTGGCCCAAGGAGAAGAGTTACCCGAAGAGTTTGAAGAGCTACTGCTTGACGGAGACTGCGTAAAAGTAGCACACAACGCGGTATTTGAGCGATTAAGCTTTAAGCGAATCGGCTATAATATTCCTGCTGAACAGTGGTATTGTACTTCAGTAAAAGCTGCATACTGTGGCTTACCTCTTTCACTCGATGGAGTATCTAAAGCTCTTAACTTAACAGACAAAAAGCTTGATACTGGTAAAGCACTTATTAAATACTTTTCATGCCCGTGCAAGCCTACTCGTGTAAACGGAATGCGCTCGCGCAATTATCCTATGCATGCACCTGAAAAGTGGGAAATGTATAAGGAATATAACAGATACGATGTATTAGCAGAGCGTGAGATATACAGTACACTCTCTAAATATGAAATACCTGAGATTGAGCGAAGACTTTATGTGCTTGACCAGAATATAAATGACAGGGGCATTCTTGTAGATATGGAACTTGCTAAAGCAGCAATTTCTGTAGACAATGAGTATACTGAGCTTTTAGTAAAGCACGCGCAATCCATAACAGGTCTTAGCAATCCTAATTCGCCAACGCAGATACGAAAATGGATTGAGACAAGAACAGGTCATGCTGTGCTTTCACTCTCGAAGGAAGTAATGCCTGACTTACTAAAAGAGTTCGCAGATTATCCAGATGTTCTTGAACTGCTTAGCATACGCAAAAAGCTATCAAAGACTTCTATTAAGAAGTACTATGCTATGCTTAACTGTGCTATGAGAGACCACAGGGTCCGCGGCACATTTCAGTTCTATGGTGCAAATAGAACTGGCCGATGGGCAGGAAGATTATTACAATTACAAAACTTATCAAAAAACCATGTTAATAATATACAAATACCGAGAGACCTCATACGTAATAGAGATTGGGAAACAGTCGAACTTCTCTATGACGACGTTGCCGATATTCTATCTCAGTTAGTGCGCACTGCGCTAATAGCTCCAGAGGGACATATGTTCAGTGTAGCTGACTTTTCAGCCATTGAGGCAAGAGTAATATCTTGGCTCGCCGATGAGCGATGGCGCATGGACGTATTTAGAGGCGATGGTAAAATCTATGAAGCCACAGGAGCTAAGATGTTTGGTGTGCCTATAACTGCTATAACAAAAGGCTCAGTACTACGCGACAAATCTAAAATCTCAGAGCTTGCGCTTGGCTATGAGGGCTCATTAGGAGCTCTCAAGCGAATGGGTGGTGAGCGCATGGGTTTGTCAGACACAGAAATGATGAGCCTTGTGCAAAAATGGCGCATGGCCAATCCTGCGATTGTAGATATGTGGCATGAAATAGATGAAGCCTCAAAAGAAGCTGTTAAATACCAAAGACCAGTTAGATGCACATGCCGAAATATAATCTTTGATTGTGACGGAAGCTTTATGACAATTCAATTGCCATCTGGCAGAAAGCTATTTTATCATAGGCCTGTGTTCAAAGACAAGAAAATAGGCCGTTCCACTATAAGGTCGCTATGCTATCATGGAGTAGTGCAAGAGACAAAGCAGTGGGGTGAAATAGATACCTACGGTGGAAAGTTAACAGAGAATATTGTGCAAGCAATATCTCGTGACTTGCTCGGAAACTCAATGCTTAATCTTGAGGCTGCTGGCTATCACCCTGTGTGTCATATACATGATGAATGCCTTGTTGAGGTGCCTGCAGAAAATGCTAAAGCATACTATGATGAAATGGCACGAATAATGAGCATACCACCCGAATGGGCATCAGACCTTCCTCTAAGAGCTGACGGATATGTGACTCCATTCTACTTAAAAGACTAAAACCTCACCCAAATATGCAAATAGATAAATTGTTATACGATGAAAATCTTAGCATAGCTGTGGGCTTAAATGTTACAAGTAAAATTTGGAAAAACACCAAAATTACTTGGAGCAATTTAGTTCAAAGATTAGCTACGCCGATTGTGACTGCTGAAACATATAGGCAGTTCATGGCCGCTACAAAAGATGAGCAAGGCAAAATAAAAGATGTTGGCGGCTTTGTAGGTGGCTTTCTTACAAATGGCAGGCGCGATAAAACTAATGTTCTATACCGCCAATTAATCACACTCGATATTGACTTTTCACATGAAAATTTCTGGTGGGATTTTACAATGCTATTTGACTGTGCTGCAGTTATACATTCAACCCATAAGTCAAGCCCGACAAAGCCACGCCATAGGCTTATAATTCCACTCGATAGAGAAGTATCTCAAGAGGAATATCAAGCTATAGCCAGAAAAGTTGCAGGAGACCTAAACATAGACTTGTTCGACCAATCGACATTCGATGTTAACAGACTTATGTTTTGGCCATCTGTATCATCAGATTCAGAATATTACTTTGAGTATCAAGATGGACCAATCCTAAGTGCCGATTACATACTAAGCTTGTATAATGATTGGCATGATACGAGTGAGTGGCCTACAGCCTCAAACACTGTAGACACAGTACTACAATCGGTAAAAAAGCAAGAGAATCCAGAAGACAAAAAAGGTATTGTAGGCGTATTCTGTAGAACTTATAGCATTCAAGACGCTATAGCTACATTCTTATCTGACATATACCAACCAGCAGGTGATGGTAGATACACTTACGTAAATGGCTCTACAGCTGCAGGTCTAATAATATATGAAGACAAATTTGCCTACTCACACCATGGAACAGACCCTGCAGGTGGTAGGTTGTGCAATGCTTTTGACTTGGTGCGTATACATAAATTTGGGCACTTAGACACAGGCAAAGAAAAAGATGAGCAGCATAAAAAGAGTTTTAAGGCGATGGAGGAGTTTGCCACTAAAGACCCCTCCACCAAAAAGCATATAGCTGATGAAAGGTTCGCTGAAGCTAAAGTCGATTTTGCCGAAGAGGTAATAGCCGAGATTGGTGAAGAGCATGACACATCATGGACTGAACAACTGGATGTTAATACTAAAGGCGAATATGAGAACTCAGCTAATAATCTTAATATCATAATTCAGTATGACCAGTTCTTAAAAAATGTCTTTAGACTGAACATCTTTGATAATAAGCGATATATAGTTCGTTCACTTCCATGGCGAGCCATAGAAGATGACGTAGACCCACTTCGCGACGTAGACTATTCAGGTGTGCGCAACTATATTGAGTGTGTATACGGCATTGTCGGTAGCCAGAAAGTAGATGATGCTTTAGCTCTGGAGTTTGAGAAAAAGAAGTTTCATCCAATTCGCGACTATATACTTGCTCAAAAATGGGACGGTATTAAGCGAATAGATACTTTACTTATAGATTATTTTGGTGTAGAAGATAATGCCTATACCAGAGCTGCTATACGAAAAATGCTATGTGCTGCAGTCGCACGAGTATTTGAGCCAGGCATTAAGTTCGATACAGCCCTTATACTTGTCGGTGAACAAGGCACTTATAAAAGCACATTCGTAAAGAAGCTCGGCAAAGACTGGTTCTCAGATACTTTCACAACTGTTCAGGGCAAAGAGTCATTTGAGCAGATACAAGGCGCTTGGCTAATTGAGATTGCAGAGCTTTCTGGCCTTAAGAAAGCAGAGGTTGAGACAATTAAACATTACATATCGAAGCGTGAAGATTCATTCAGACCAGCTTATGGCCGAGTAGTTGAAACATACAAAAGACAGTGTGTCTTCTTTGGCACAACAAACAACAAAGACTTTTTGCGTGACCCGACAGGCAATAGACGATTCATGCCTATAGATGTAAGGCCGGAGTATGTCACTAAGTCAGTCATTGAAGACCTTACAGATGAAGAGATAGACCAGATATGGGCTGAAGCATACCAATTATATTTAGCAAAAGAGCCTTTATACCTTATTGGTGAAGAGGATATACTTGCTAAGATAGAGCAGCACAAACACTCTGAAGTTGATGAGCGCAAGGGCATTATAGAAGAGTTCCTTAATACTCCACTCCCAGATGACTGGGAAAGCAAAGACGTACAAGACAGAAGACGCTACTTTGAGGACCCGTTATCTGCTAAAGGCACAAACCAAAGAGATTTTGTGTGCGTAGCTGAAATATGGTGCGAATGCCTTGGTAAAGAAAAGACTGATATGTCACGCTATAATACAAGAGAGATTAACGAAATATTAAGGTCATTGCCTGAATGGGAAGCATGCTCCTCAACTAAAAACTTCTCAGTATACGGCAAACAGAAATATTACAAACGAAAAGATAGTTTACTATGATAATTCAATTCAAAGAAGTTGGTTCTAAGAAATTGCTCAAAGAGCTTTATCTTACAGGCCATATGCCGACAGCTAAAGACCAAGTAAAGATAAACGGCAAACAGTATCTTGTAACAGTAACTGCGTTTGATGCTGATAACGATAAATGGGTTGTGTGGCTCCGCAAATTTCAGTAATATGATTAAAGTTATTAAAATAGTCCGTACATATGAAGACGGGCACAGAGACTTTGAGAAGCCTGAGTACCTTACATTCGTCAACAAGAAACAAATGGAGACATATAGATGTTACTTAAAAAGAGCTAACAACAGTATATCTAACGTTTTTTTCACCTATGAAGAGTATTGACAGCGAAAAGCTTGTAGAACGCAAGCTCGTAGAGCTGGTAAAGCTAAACAACGGCATGTGCATAAAGCTTTTATGCGACCAGCTAATAGGCTTACCTGACCGTCTGTGCTTATTCCCAGGGTGTAAAATAGCCTTTGTTGAACTAAAGACAACAGGCAGAAAACCAAGGCGCATACAGGCCTATATGCACAAAAAGCTCAAAGCCCTTGGCTTTAGAGTTGAAGTGATAGATACAGTTGAAGGAGTAATATCCTTTGTTGAAGACATAATATTAAGTAAGCAATGAGAATAGAACTTATAGAAACAGCAGGATTCGATTCTGTACGCAGAGCTCTTCATTTGCCATTTGGTAAAGGCAAAAGTGATAACCATAAAAAAGACGTAGAGCTCATGACTCGCCTTATAAAAGCAGGTGATGAGCACGCTAAAGTCATGCGTGGATGTATGGTATGGCTCGAGATAAATGCGCCTATATACTGGTGGCGTGAAATGGAAACATACCGTTATGGTAGAGAGAGACTCTCATGTGAAAGCACTATGCATATCGATTGCAAAGGACTTCAAGGCATAGAGCTTCAAAAAGCCAAAGCAGAAATACCTATGGGTAAAATGCAAAAAGCAGTTGATATGTTCAGCTATCAGACTCTACGCCGCATATACAAACAACGTAAGAACCATAGATTGCCTGAATGGCACCAATTCTGTGAGTTCATAAAGCAACTACCGTATGCAGAAGAATTTATAACATGCTAACAAGAGAGAATTTACATAAGTACCAAAGAGCATGTGTCGAACATATCATAGCGCATCCATTTTGTGGATTGTTCATTGATATGGGGCTTGGCAAAACCGCAACAACTTTAACCGCCATAGATGATTTAATGAATGACTACTGTGAGATTAGCTCTGTATTAGTCGTAGCTCCTAAGCGAGTAGCAAGTTCAGTATGGCAAGAAGAGGCTGAAAAGTGGGAGCACTTAAAGCATCTGCGCTTTTCTAAGATAATAGGCACAGCTAAGCAGCGTGTACAAGCAATATACACAAAGGCTGATATTTATATCATATCAAGAGATAACATTGCATGGCTATGTGCGATGTATGGCGGAGGCAAATTACCATTTGATATGGTAGTCGCGGATGAGCTTAGTAGCTTTAAGTCTTATAAGTCTGAGCGATTTAAGGCTTTACGTGGAGCACGCCCATACCTCAAGCGCTTTGTTGGTCTGACTGGCACTCCGGCTCCGAATGGACTTATAGACTTGTGGCCTCAGATATTTCTCATGGATAGAGGTGAACGCCTTGAAAAGACAATAACCAGATATAGAGAGAAGTATTTCCGGCCAGGCCAAACAAATGGCCATGTCGTATATTCATATAATCTTATGAGTGACTCAGAGGAGTTAATTCACGAGAAAATAGAGGATATATGCATAAGCATGAAAGCAGACGATTATCTCACAATGCCTTTTAGGACAGATAACTATATCCAGCTTAAAATGCCTGACGCACTCAAAAAGCAATATGATGACTTTGAAAAGAACAAAGTACTCGACCTTATAAGCACAACTTCAGACAATAGCACTGTTCCTGTAGAAGTAGATGTAGTTAATGCTGCTGCTTTATCTAATAAGCTTTTACAATTCGCGAATGGAGCTGTATATGATGAGGAAAAGAACGTGCACGAGATTCATGACATAAAGCTTGAGGCTCTTAAAGAGATAATAGACGATGCAAACGGCCAATCCGTTCTTGTAGCATGGACCTACCAATTCGATAGAGACCGCATACTCAATTACCTTAAAAAATATAAGCCAAGAGAGCTTAAAACAGACAAAGATATTGAAGATTGGAATGCAGGCAAGATACAGGTCATGTTAGCACATCCAGCATCAGCAGGGCATGGACTCAATCTTCAAGCGGGAGGCAGTATAATTGTTTGGTATGGCCAGACATGGAGTCTTGAGCTTTATCAGCAATTCAATGCACGCCTATATCGCCAAGGCCAACAAAATGGTGTGGTAATTCATCATCTTATCATGAATGGCACTCACGATGAGGACGTGGTTAAAGCACTCAAAGCAAAAGACAGAAAACAAAATGCTCTTATGGAGAGTATAAAAGCAAAAATCGAAAAATATAAAAAACTTATGTAATATGGGACGCAATGGCAAGCAAGCACCTGTTTTCACAAACATGGTTGACTTCATCAACAACAACATAGGTAATGTTGTAACATCACAAGAAATTCTATTCGGCAAAGAGCCGGGTAGAAACTCTGAAACTGCCTATCTTTACAAATTCGTAAAGCTTGGCTACATAGAACCGCTTGACGGCTGCTTTGTCAAAGAAAAAACCGCAAAGTTCAAAGTACTCAAAGGGTTCACTAAAGGCTATAACTCTGTTTCACTTATGGATGAGCTGAGAATAGCCAACGGCTTTGTACCTAATCCGCGCAATAGACAAATATATTAATATGAAAGCAATAGAAAACCAAGTTGGCGGAAGCCACTATAAAAGCATGAAGATTCAACCAGTTGAACTTTTTGCTAAAACACATTGCACCGCCTTTCAGGCTAATATCTGGAAATACGTGCTCAGATATAAGCAAAAAAACGGCAAGCAAGACCTTGAAAAGGCAATTCACTATGCACAATTAGCCATAGAGTTGGAGTGCAATGGAAGCCTTAGTAATGATGCTATAAAAGAGGCTGATACTTTCTGTAAAGTCAATGAACTACAGCCTAATATATTAGCTATCGTAATGGCAGCAGCAAATGACGCATATAGCTATGTCATATACAGGTGCAAGGACTTAATACAAAAAGAATATCCCAGCTAAGCTCTATTATGGGCTAAGTTAAGAAGTGTTAAAACTGCAATTTTGATAAGAAAAAATTTTCTATTCTCGGAAAAAATTTGTAATTTAGCACTATCAAAATAACGAACTAATATGGATAAAAAACCAAGAACTTTTCAGCAGATAGCAAGAGACATTAAGTCAGCATGGCTCAATGTATACTTTGGAGCCGCGCCTTATCTTGAGGCTTTGCTCCAGCTTGACACAACAGACCCGAAAGCTCTGTATATGTGCGAGACAGCAAAAGACATAGCTATATATTTCTTAGCTAATGCACGCACTTTCAGGGGCGCAGACGCAAAAATGCTTAAAGCAGAACTTAAGTCTATAATAGGACTGAACAAATAAATAATCAATATGGCAAATATTCTACAAAAAGCAGATGAGATTGTAAATAAGCGCTCTGAGGAAAAAGAGCGCATGTACGGGCCATTCGCTGAGTCGATGACAAAAGCAGCCGCAATTTACAATCTCATGTCTCCGGACAATGAACAAATCTCAAGTGCAGGTATGTATCGTGCGATGATTGCTCTCAAATTATCACGTGAAGCATACCACCATAAAGAAGACAATTTGCTTGATGCAGTTGCTTATATGGGCGCACTAAATGACCATCTTGAAACACTTAACAATATTAAATAACTATGGCAAAGTGCTATAACACAACAGACCTTTCGCCTGATAAGGCGTTTGAGCGTCACGTATTCCACCGTGACCAGTTCGCGCATTATTTGCGCTGGACACATATCCTCAGAGAAGCAAAAATTGGTGAATCAATTGTGGACTTCGGCTGTGGTCAAGCTAATCTCCTTGAGGTTCTTTACCGCAACAAGTTCAAGCAAAGAGAGTATATCGGTATCGATATTCGTGAAAAGACTATCGAAAAAGCTGCTGAGAAATTCGCTGATGTGCCCTGGGCTCATTTCTTTGTAGCTGACCTTGTAAAGAACTACATGGACTTCAGCCAGTTCAATGCTGACAAGGTTTGTGCATTTGAAGTACTCGAACATGTTGGTAAACAGAATGCTCACGCATTCCTTGAGAACTTTAAGGCATGTGGCAATGATAACGCGACTTATTATCTCTCTACCCCTAACTATGACCCTGAGGTTGGTGCAGCGGGTAATCACACCTATGACTCTGGCGATGGCCGTGGAGTTGATGTGCAGGAGTTCGACCACTGGGAGCTCGAAGATATACTCTCACAGCACTTCGTAATCATAAAGAAGTTTGGTACTTTTGCTTCGGTAAAAGACTACAAGCCTCTTATGAACGAGTGGCAAAAGAATATGTTTAATGCTCTTAAAGAGTATTACGATTCAAACCTTGTTGCCAACATCATGGCACCTATGTTCCCAGATGCTTCACGCAATACCTTGTGGGTACTCAAGCGTAAACCTGGAGACGTAAAACAGCAGAAACCAGCTGCTGAGTCTGACGAGTTCGATGACTTAATGTAAATCTAAATCAATAAGACAGTGAAAAGTGTAATATTTGTAGCTCAAGATGAATTTAAAACCCATTTTGAGGAAATAATGGAAATGGGCACAAAAGCACGTTTAGCTGCAAAAAATGACGTTGCCATAATGGTTAATGCCGATGAAGATACTTATAAAAAAGTAGTGGTAGTTAAAAATCTTGGCAATGGCAGCTACTCTTACAGCTATAATGAAAGCGTCCTTAAAGAATGTGGCATGGGCATATGTGGCCTTGAAAGTGAAATAAAAACAGCTCTTCGAAAAGCCTTCAAAGAATCTGGTTTAACAGATATAGTAAGAGGAAACAAAAAAACATCTATGGCTCTTGGACGCGCTTTTAATGCAGCCACAGATAAAATTGTTGAGCTAATACAAAATAGATATGAAATTCTGTAAAGTACGAGACGTAAAGTCTCCTGAGCGCGGAACCAGCAAAGCTGCAGGAATAGACTTCTTTGTGCCTAACGGAACGGGCATAATCAAAATCTATCCGCACACTGACCGTCTTATACCTTCTGGCATAAAGATGGAGATTCCTGAGGGCTACATGCTCATGGCCGCAGATAAATCAGGTGTAGTAACATCTGAAGATGCCTGCAGACAAGCCGGTCGTAAGCCTAAACCTGATGCGTTTAACAGCCCTGTAATATTAGGAGCGAAGATTGTAGATGAAGACTATCAAGGCGAGATTCATATACACCTCATTAACACTGGCACAACCGATGTGGTCATAGAACCTGGCATGAAAATAGCGCAATTTATTCTTGTGCCTGTGTCTTATGAAGGCCTTGAGGAAGTGTCTGAAGCAGAGCTTTTCAGCCGCTCATCTGAACGTGGAAATGGAGCTCTGGGGTCAACGGGGTCATTCTAAAATCATTCGGCTCATTATTCTCGCGCGTTCTATCGCGCTCTAAGTACACGACAAATAAAAATATAATGGAAATAAAAGCGTGCTCTAAAACGCGCGAGAATATATTTACCCACTATGGCACGACCCTTGAAAAATAAAAAAGCAGTAGAGATTCCGGCTGTGGTTTACACAGACCAATTTCTCCGTTTTCTGGCTCATTATGCTAAAGACTTCAAAGCTAACAATGGCTATGGAAAATACTGGCTCAAAGAATGGAAGAGAATGGAAGAGAATGGCATGTTTAAGCCTGAAAAGCTAAGAGAGCTTTATATTGACATACTTAAAGATGAAAGTAAGCTAACGTACATATATTGGGATGCTGTTTATTGTATAGGTGTACAAGCTCTTGATGCTGCTAAGACCTTTGTTTCTACTACTGCTTTCGATATACGAGTAATAACTGGTGAAATAGCTGTTAATGACGACGATGAAGAGCTCATGGACCTAACCATGGATGAAGCAATATCTATCTGTGATGCCATGAATGAAGAGGCTAAGGAGCTATTGTTTAGAGTCTATAACAGCAAAACCAATAAGCTTATTAAGTAATGGGAAAAACATTTTACAGAGTCTATGACTCTACAGGGGCATGGCTGAGAACATTCAGTACATATAAAGAGGCCCAGACTTTTTGTATTTCACGCGGCCGATTTGATTGGCCTATAAAACAAGTATCTATAAAATGAATATAGTTTACAAAAATGCTTCTGAGGCATTTGAAGACCTATACGGCTTCATAATGGGCCAAGGTGTAGAAACCAATGTCGGCACAAAAGCTGTATACAACGTAGGTTTTTATCTGCTCAATCCGACACAGCGAGACATAACAACTGAATGGCGTAAATTCAGCAAGCGATACGCTGAGCGTGAATTTCAGTGGTATATGTCTGGTAATAGAAGTGTAGAAGACATCAAGAAATATGCGCCAATATGGGACACTATGCACGGTGGCGATAACATAGTCAATTCAAACTACGGCTATCAGTGGATGCGCAATGACCAACTTGAGAAGTGCATCAAACAACTCGAGAGCAATAAAAATACGCGTCAGGCGTGGTTTACAATCTTTGACGGCAAAGAGAAAGATGACTACGTTTATGACACACCGTGCACATTGTCTGTGGGCTTTGACATTAAGCCCGGAATCGGTGCGCTTGATATGTGTGTAACCATGCGAAGCAACGATTTGGTCTATGGCTTTTGCAATGACCAATGGTGTTGGACAATGCTTCAAGAGTTTGTAGCTTACAGGCTTGGTATTCCTGTAGGTACTTACTATCACTTTGCACATGACCTTCATATATATGAAAGGCATTATGACATGAGAAAAAAATTCTATAAAGACAAACCGGTATGAGAAAAATATTCAGCTTTATAACAGGAGTGCTATATATCCCTGTTTACTTTGTGGCCGCGATGCTTCATAAAGTAGCGAGACTTTTGCTTTCAATATCATACTTTGGTATGCTTGACGGCAAAATGGGAAAAGACGTATTTAAGTCGTTGTTTAGAGACTATGGACGAAAATATTGAACGATACGGCGACTTAACAGAAGAGGAGTTGCTTGAATTTCTGCATGAAATTGAAAGCGGCGATGAGGATATACAAGAAGCTCAAGCCGAAGCTGCTGAAAGCATAGATATAGAGGAAGAGCACGTCATTTTGTCCGAGTTGCCAGAAAATGCTGAAATAGAAGCTAAATATGGAGAAGACGCTTGGCGTCAACCCAACACACGGCAGGTACTTCTATTTGGGCCTGAGGCACAGCGAAAATGCAATGAAACAGCAACCAGTGCGTATAAGTCAAAACTAAATAGCTTAAAGCAAGATAGAATACGCATACAGCGTGAAGCTTTTAGCCAAGATTTTATAAGGCTCAGTGACCAGATAGGTAATCAAAACCTAAAACTGCTAATATCGCTTCTTGTTAAAGACCATACTCGCATGGTTGATAAGTATACGGCTTTTATAAACAAGCGTTTAGCTATATTGCTCAACCCGTTTATACCTCGGCGCATAAGAATGTGCAAAATGCTTTATCCAAACTCTATCAGATTAAGCCCTGGTTTTTTGTATAGAGCAAGTAAAGAGTTCGGGCAAGGTAAAACCTTTTGGGCATCTCCTAACATCCCATACTACTTTCAGCAGAACACAGAGCAAGAAATACTTATTAAGCACAAACCAGATTTTCTAATATCTGTGGATAAGGCTATTATTAATTTCCACGAGCACAGCAGAAAAAGGGCTGTTAAGGAGATGAAATATGCCTCTCTGCTTGTGCAGAAAGGAGTATACACATTCTTTGAGCTTCTACGCCTTAACCCATTTTGGTTTGAGGTATTGTATAAACACCTAAAAGAGAAACAGAATGACAACAAATCTTGACGTATACGCACACCTTGTTGATGCAGTCCGTGATACTTTCATAGAAAATAACAAGGGCACTAAGATTAAGTCTAATGACACATTCAAGGATTTGGGCCTTGATAGCTTAGACATGCTAAGCATGATATGGAATATAGAAGCAGAGTTTAATATCGTTATACCGGATGAAGTTATACATGTGGATAATACTCTCAAAGAGGCATCTGAAACTATATTCTGCTTAATACTGAATAGCAAATAACCTGATAAAAGCAAGCAATGGAACTACAATCGTCTATGCCCAGAATTTTGGTATATCAGGTGGCAGATTCTACTATACTGGAAGACTACCTCAAGTTTTATGGCTATAGCGTCATATCAACTACAAGCGAGACAGTCAAAAAGCAGATAATGGAGAAAAACTATGACTTGTGCATCATAGACCACTATAACGACCTTGAGTTGCTCGATTTCATTCGTAAGGTAGATAAAAAAGTATCTGTTATAGTTGTGTCAAGCTACTGTGACAACGACCACATCGTTAAAGCATTAAACGCAGGAGCAGATGACTACTTGAGCATACCATATAACCTTGAGGAGCTCATCGCCAGAATAAAATCTATTATGCGCAGAGTGGGCCTTATGTCTCGCGGTGTACAAGATTTTTATCAAATAGGCGATTATACGCTTGACGTTAAAAATGAAATACTCTCTATAAGAAGAGTTCCGTATAAGCTCACTCCGAGAGAATCACACATTCTTAGTCTGTTATGTGCGTATAAAAACGAGGTATTATCCAGAAAGATAATACTGGAACAAGTGTGGAAAGATGATAGCTATTGGAACAGACGAAGCCTTGACGTTCACGTGTTCAATCTGCGAAGCTACTTAAAGCAAGATGAGCGTATAGAAATAAAAACAGTAAGAGGTTTAGGGTATACACTCAGCATAAAAGGTGAAGACAAAGCCGAATGGTATGATGACTTAATGTAAACAACAAACCCGGTAGATTGCTTAATTGCTTCTACCGGGTTTGTTGTGTTCTCTTGGTTGGCTCTTAAGCCTGTTTTTTCTTGAAATGTTTGAGGAAAAACAGGCTACTTTTTCCTGGTACAAATGGCTCCTTTTGGTCACCAGTATGAAAGTATTTAAGCCCATACTCATTAGTAGTAACAATGTAGTCGCCTTTTAATTCTCTCGTTCCGGTTTTTACATTATATTGCCAGGCCCTAATATGGGTTGTATCAAGCCATTTTATTTGTAAATGGCACTGGTTGGTTAGCTCAAAATATTCATCGTAGTCTGTTGTATCTGGTACATACGGAACAAACACAGCTTCTATCAAGTCAGAATCTTCAACCGGCTTCCAACCATCATCAATTACAAAGCCATTAGGAAACATGGCTAATATCTCTTGGGCCTCTTCAAGATTGGCTTCATCCAATGGCTCTTCCTCTTCAAGCAGATAGAAAAAAGCGTCGTTGGATATTTGCATCTCAATCGCCTGACTCCTGTCTAATACATACCGTTTCATTTATTCTCCTGTTCTACTATTCTGTTATACTCTCGCTCAATCTCAGCCATTCTGTCGAGTGCTTCTTGAGACTGAACGAGTTGAACGGCTTCAGGCGTTACTGGCTCTTCAAATTCTGCGCCAGCTTCATCTAATTGAGATGTGACAATTGCTCTTGCTGCGATTCCGCCATCAAGGAGCTCAACTTGCTGTACCTCTTGGGTATTCTCTTGCTCTGTTGTTTCCATGTTGTTTATATGTTTCTCTTGCTATGTATTCTCCTGTGTAGCCACGCCATAAAGCTTCGAGCTGTGCGAGCTCTGGCCAAGAAGCCGCGAGCAGAGCAAGCATTGTGCAGCATGCAACAACCATTAATAGCGGCTGTGCTTGATAGCTGCTGAAGCTCTATGCACTTACGGCTCTTATGCTTTTTCGTGTGTAACACTTTTTAACAATTATTACAGTTTCATTTTTATAGGCTAAATTACACATAAATTCTGAGGCTTTATACCGCAATGAGAACTTTTAACATAAATTCACCTTTAAGGCTTGGCGCAGTTTCAACACGAAATATAAGAGACCTGGAGACTCTAAAATATATCAAATTTAATCATTCTCGTGTCCTCTAACGCGTCGAAACAATAAAAATGATAAATTATATATCTCGATAAAAAGAGCGCGAGAGAGGACACGAGAATGAGTCAACTTTTTTCCACAAAATTTAACAGTTTTTTGGCTTTAGCAGTTAATGGCATAATATCTACGGCGACTCAAATCATATTATACTTTAGGCCTTCGAAAAATTTATATATAGGACTCATTTTAAGGTACCTCTAACGCGTCAAAATTATTAGGCCATATAAACCTACACCCCATATATTTTGACGCGAGAGAGGACACGAGAATGAGTTCTATAAAGTTTACATATTTTAACATTTTTACCAGTGCTATAAAAAATAGCCGCCTCAAAACGAGACGGCTACTCAGCCAGAATTTAACAGATATTATTTAAGTATTGGCAATGCTCCATTTTTCGCCAACCCGTTTAAAGAATTTGCTGGCATAACTCCACGCTAACCCAAGCAAACAGTCGCCGTCCTCGTCATAAGGAAGAGCTGTTACATATGCATAATTAATGCCTTTAAGACTGTAGTTGTACTTGCCGGCCATTAGGTCATTGATTGCTTTTTTAACGATTTTTTGGGCTTCTACTTTTGTAGTACAGGTGTCAATGTCAATACCGTTTACAGAGCTGTTGCATTGGTCATCCATTGCGATAATTAAAATGTCATACCGGTCTGTCATACTGTTTATTGTTTAAGTGGGTTGATTAATTTTTACATTGCTAAATTACTAATTATATCTAAACCAGTAAAATTTTTTGTGTTAAAAAAGGTTAATAGCTTTGTTAAGAAAAGTTAATTGTAAAAAGAGAGGCCGCTTTTCACAAAGCAGCCTCCCAAGAACATTGAAAAGTTACAATAAACAATATGTGATTAATTAAAGCTTGTGTATTAGTCGAGTGGCTCGTTATCTTCAGCGGCTTCTACAGGAGCTGCAGCTGTCTGCTGGCTGGCGAGATATGCGTCAAGCTCTGCCTTAGCGTCTTCGAGCTGTTTCTTTTTAGCCTCAAGCTCTTCCTGCGCCTTGGCCAGGCGCTCCTCTGCCTTCTTGACGTTCTCCTCACAGCGAATTACACGGTCCTGAGGAGTAAGAGGAGTACGGTTCACAGCGGCCTCGCGGCGTTCGAGGTACTTGGCATTGAGCGCTGCGCCCTCTTCATCAAATTCGGGCAGAATCTCAAGTCCATCGGCGGTAGATACCTTGTGCATGATTTTAGCTGCATGCGGATTGCCTTCGACTGGAGTGGGAACCGATATGCGGTAGAGCAGACGCTGAGAGCGTTTGTCCGGCACGATAGCCACGATACGGCCGGTAGTCATTTCGATTTTTTCGTTTCCGTCTTCGTCGGTTGTGCGGTACTGCTCGAACTGAATGAGTTTGCCGACATTGCCGATGATGGCATTCACTTCGTCAGCGATGATTTCCGGTGTCCATTCCTCGCGCGGCTCCTTTTTGGCGCGTACCGTACGCGTCCTGCGCTCAGGCTCTACGACTTCGTCGAGAATGCGGACGAGGTTGCTGTCATGCACCTTCACAATGCGACGACCGTCGTCGGTCTTGATTGCATAGAGCACCTTGTTGCTGCGCTTTTCCTCGATAACACCGGCGATATAACCGTCAACCCATTCGATGGTGTTGAAGGGCACAGCCTGACAACGGTGGTTAATGTTCTTTTTGAGCTCTTCGGCGAGTGCGTGACGCTCTTCGTCGGTCAGCTTAGGTTTAGCTGCGCCTACATGGCCGGAGTAGTTCGGATTGACGCCGTCGTTTGCCTCAGCAGCTGCAATAGCTGCTTCCTCTTCAGGAGTGAGAGGACCGCCTACTTCTACAGTGTCGCCGTCTACGCCACCGACCGGAGTGTTGTCTTCTGCTTCGGGAGCAGCAGGAGCTGCTACCTGTTCACGCGCTGCGAGCACGGCTTCAATTTGAGCTCGGTCTTCGTCGCTGGCGGTTACGAGGAGAGCATTGAGCTTTTTAGTTGTCATTTGAGCAAATTTTTTCGTTGCCATAGTAGTAATTTTTTGAGTGTTATTAACTATGAGTATTTTGATATTGCAAATTTACTATGATTATTTGAATCCAGAAACTGCAATTGAGATTTTTTTCAATATTCTTTGTTAAAAGATGTTAACAAGAATATTTTGAGATTTAAGCCTTAGCCATTTTTATCTTACGACTCCATTCTACGCCTATAATTAGCATGCCCTTGAACCAGCCGAAGCATAGGCCAAAACCATTTTTCTTGTTGTTGCCTTTTATGAAGAGTGCACACGGAAGGAGCAGCGCCTCATTGCTTTCGAGCTTTTCAACTTTAAATTTAATAGTTACCATAATTTTATCTTTTTGAGTTGTTAATATTAGTGCCAGCTCCGGACTCGAACCGGAGTGTGTACCTCTCTGGCTATGCCTGCTATCAGGCGTTCTCTTGAGGAGTGCCGTCCCAGTCTTCTATGACTGACAGCACAACGTAATTACGCTTTTTAGTACGGCTCATAAGTGCTGCATAACTGCTCGCGTCTGACAATTCGTCAAATTTTTCGACAATCGTGGGCTGGAATACGTTTTGGTAAGTGACAGCCACATAGAACACTGCTTTTTTCATATCATTTATATTCGATTAACGTGCAAGTGGCATAGTAAGGTTTAAAACAGCCATCTTTATATAGAGACGCAGCATAGCCTCTACGTGTCTTATATATAGTCACAATGCCCTCTTCATATTTGCTGCGCTCATTGCATATAAAGCCTGCAACCTCTTTATAAGTTTTTGGCTTTTCATCTTTTGGGCGAATAACGCGACGGAAATGAAGTGTTACGCCGGCCCATAGTTCTCCATTATAGGTGAAAAATCCATTTTGTGCAGTTAGATTATACGTTCTCATATTCTCTCGGATTATTTAGCGGCAATTATATTATACACTCTTGTTACCATAGTTAGTTGTTGTTAGTGTTCGAGGATGGCCGAAGCCATATAACTTGTTAGACTCTAGTCAGAAACACGTCTCCCTCGTTGGTCCGTTTATAAATTTCAAATACAGCCCAAAGGTGTTTCATACCCTCGTCGAGAGCGTAGTCGCAAGCGTCGTTGCACATAAGAAACTCGCACTCGTTTATGATGACGCCGTTTTTTCGATTGATTTGTTTAACAATGTAGGTATCCATACTATTAGTTTATTAGTTCGTTGAGGGCCGAAGCCCTCAGCCTTAAAGGTCGAATACGGCCTCAATGAATGGCCTGTCAGACTCTATCCATGTCGGCTGCGTTTTGATGAATGTGTGAAGGTACAGGCGAGTATGCCGTTTAGTTTTGTGGTAGTTAGACCAGTCTCGGATGAAAGCTGCGCCTTTTTTGTCGTACTGTATCTCTTGCCAGTAGCCGTAATACACGACCATGCCGTATGAGAAGTGCTGAGTTATCTTGTATCGAGCAGCTTCACCCGTGTGGTTGACCTGTATTTCGATGAGTTTACCAAGGCCATCGTGGCGATAGCCAGCGGGCTTGAAGTTTTTGACCGGGAATCTTGCCATATCTGTTATTTGTTAGGAAGCATTTTGCAAAATGCCATAAATTCGCTGTAATTCATCGGCTCGTGTATCTGCATATAGTACACATTGCCGGGGGCCATTGTGCCTGTTTCCAGACTCTCGAGTTGCTCTGAGGTCAATAGCTGGTCGGCTATTACTTCAGCATTCATGAGCTCGTCTGCACTGGAAAAGCTTAATATTACTGTTTCGATTATCATATCTCTTGTCGGGGTTATGTTATTTATTCAATGCAAAATTACTAATTATATTTAATGTAGTATACCGCAATTGAAACTTTTTTCAAATTATTTTTCTGCTATGTATTCTTGTTACCATACTGTTTTGATATTAAGTTATTTGCACCCGCCAGCAGAGTTGAACTGCTGTTGCCTCTCGGCCAATCTCCCGCGCGGGCTCTCTTGATTAATAAATGCCGTATTTTGCGACTTCAGCTTTTATCATAGCTTTATATTGGTCCCACTGGTCAGGGTAGATAGTAACTTCTTTGCTATCCGGATTAAGCTGACGGGCAAGGGCTATATCTTCCTCGCGTGTAACAACAATGCAACTGCTGTTGGAAATTACTTGCCAGCCGCTATAGCCCATTTTAAATATTTCACAGATATTTTTAATTTGGCCTTTGCGCGGGCCCCTCTTAAAGCGGGTCATGCTGACAGGCTGACCGTCTAATGTATAAAATTCCATATTGTTTATTGTTTAAGTGGTTGATTAATTTTTACATTGCTAAATTACTAATTATATCTAAACCAGTAAAATT